ATAATGCTACCGCTATTCTAAACTTAGATAAAGGTAATTTAGATTACTATTCTTTGTTTGGTTCTTTAAGCGAATTTATGAGAGTTTCTTTGGAAAACGTAATCATAAATTGGCCAGCATCTATATACCTAAATCCAGTCAGTCAAAACAATGTAGGTCAAACAGTTGTTGGGTTTACTGTAGAAGATTATACATATGATTCATTATCTGAAATTTCAAGTTTTAAAGTTAATACATCATTTATTATTAATAAATTCAAATTAAATTATACTAAAAACGGTAGCATTACAAACACATTTAGTGAAACAAATGATTTGCGTAATATGACAATAAATTACGAATCATATGGTGTTTTATATAATAATACTGAATATCCAGTTTTAGCCTTTACAGCATCAACTTACGAAACAAATGATTACCTTTATCTAAAAGTTAAAGGCAATCCATTTAGTGGTGTTTCACAAAACCAATATTTAACATATCATATTAAACCTTTGCAAATAAATGTAGATACATTTTTTAATACATTACCAGATTTTGAATATTATTTATTAAATAGAAATGTAATTCCTTTATATACAGCAACATTTAATTATGCGTTAAAATCTGAATTAGGGGTGATACTTTATACACAACAAAGTGTTACTTGGCCAGTAAGTGATGGTTATAACATTGATTTTGACACAACGGCATATGAAGATTATGCTACCAATTTATTTAATATTGCTAATAATAATGACTTAGTATCAAGTAATCTTATGAATAGATTCTTGGTATCTGAATCAATATCAGCATTTGATACCGCACCAGTACGTTTATCTGATTTAGACCAAGATACATCTGGACAAAAAGTTAATAAAACATTACAAATATATGGTAGAGAATATGATGAATTAAATAAATATATTTTAGGTATTAAATTTGCAAACACTGTAACCTATAATAAACAAGATAACACACCAGATTTATATTTAAAAAATTTGGCGAGAATTCTAGGTTGGGAATTGGTTTCATCAGTATTTGATAATGATTTATTAGCAAGTTACGTAACACCAAAGTCATCAACATATTCTGGTGAATCTGTTGGTTTAACGCCTGTAGAGGCGGACATTGAACTTTGGAGAAGAATAATTCTTAATAGCCCATGGCTTTGGAAATCAAAAGGGGCTAGAAAAGCAATAGAGTTTTTAATAAGATTTATTGGTGCACCACTTGGATTGATACAATTTAACGAATATGTTTACAAGGCAGAGGGACCAATAGATATTGAATTATTTAGGGAAGTGTTAAAGCTAAATGGTTTGGAAGATGACATATCTTTATACCCAATAGACCCTGATGGTTATCCAAGATTTTTACCAGATAACGTTAATATGTATTTTCAAAATAATGGTCTTTGGTATAGAGAAACAGGTGGAACAGGAGCCACAATAGATATACTGACTGGTAATAACCCACACGTTGGTCCATATGATGGTGGTTATAAGTATTTTAACCAATTAAGATGTTTAATACCTGATTTTGTTCCTGTTACATTGAGCTCGGAAACATCAACTACGTTTACGACAAATTTATATACAAATTACGATGTTGGTGATTTTAATTTTGGTGTAACAACAGCAACAACTGTTGATACAGTACAGATAACAAGCGATAATAATATTGATTTAGGTGATTGTGTTGTGTTCATACCATCAATTATAAAAGACCCTAACCCATCACCAGATTTAAATGACTGTGGTTGCGAAACACCAAATGAAGACAATGTAATGAGTCTTTGTATAAGTGAAAAAGCAAATAATAGATTTTGCGATTCCTCATTAACAGCAGCAACAATTAGTAGCAATGCCGCATATATTTTTAGTTATACTCAATATAATAAAGATGGTTCCGTCTTCAAAGACGGAAATGGTAACCCTATATTAAATCAAACACCATATACGTCAACTGGTTGTTGTAAAAATGTTTATGGTGGGATTCCTTGGTATTACGAGGTAATACCATCGGACCCTACTGGTCTTAAAAACAATGGTTATGTTTGTTGTACACCAAATAACAAAGAAATAAGCTCTAATTTTAGATGTGGTTGTTATATAGCATGTTCTTGGGTAGCAGAAAAAACACCATATACTGATAATAGTGGAATGTATATCAAATTTAAAAAACCAGATGGTAAATTTACTTTAGTAACACCTGATGGTTGTAATTGTATATCAACATATAGTACACCAATACCAAATATTACTGACCCATTTACTGGTCAAATAGGATATGCTTGTCAATTAAATCAAGCTGGTGTGAAAGATTTACAATCATCAGCTAGTAATATTTATACATATTATTTATATAAATCAACTGAATTTTTAGGTGGTAAAACAAATATATGTTTTGAAAAATATACCCAAATTTCCGCTACTAACACTATTTTTACAGGGAATTTAACGCAAAATATAATATAATTGATATTTATTTAAATGGCAAAAAGTAAATTTAATACAGAACAAATACAACAAAAATGCTTATCAACCAAAGCTATAACTTTTGGTGGTGGTTCAATTATAGATAATTCTGATGGTTCGGTTTCTGTATATATGGCTTATGGACCAGTTATTTTAACAAAAGAATGTTGTGAAAAGTTGTCACCCAATTACAGTTTTGATGAGAATACTCAGAAATGTATGTGGGCTGAACCGATAAATTGTGCAATAAATAATACATATAAATTAACTTTAAACCCAATAAATAATGATGGTGCGTTTTTTAATGTTGGTGATAAAGAAACATGTACCTTAAATGTAGAATTTGATTATTTGTTTAAAACATCTTGTAAAACATTAACCAATTTACTAACAAACACAAATAGCGTTTCTTTCGTAAGTTCAGAAACAAAAGGAAAAATAAATCAATTAGAAAACGATATTGCAGACCAAGAAGTTTTATGTGAAACAATTAGTGGTCAGATAATTACATTACAAACACAAATTGAAAATACTCCGTATTCTATTGTTTGTGAAGTTGAGTATACAACCCAACCATCGTTAGGTAGCATACCAACATCAACTACTCAATCATATCAAAATACTGGCTTTAATTCTACACCGACAGCACCTATTGATGCCACTGGAAGCCAATATTCGCAAACTCAAAACATTACAGGAACTTATTGTTTAACAGAAACTGGTTTATCAGCTTTTGAAACAATATTAGGTATTAGATATACAGCGTTTATTAATGGAGACCCTACATCATATACATGTGATGACGTAACAGCTTTATTAGACCAAAACACACCAACAAATCCTTTGGTTCTAGAAACATGTGATGTTCCATTTGGTTTTAAAAATCAATTGATAAATGATTTAGCTAATTTACAAACTCAATTAACAAATTGCGATAGTATATTATCACAATTAAACAACGAATTAAACACTTTAAATGCAAATATACCATTGATTGAAAGTGCTTGTAATAAACCAATAGATTTCTTTGAAACATTAGACGTTTCAATGACTGTTGATGTTATTAGCGGAAATACTTTAACTACTGTATATGAAGCTTTTGATTTATTTTCAGCAATAGGCTCTGGTAATTTGTATAAGTATTTATCAGAAAATCCAAATAGTGGTTTTTTTGTTTCAGATGAAAATGGTCAAGCATTAAAATTATATTCAACTTATGTTGGTGATTGTAAACAAATACCTTCACTATTAAATAATGATTTAATGGCTGAAGCTGGTTCAATAACCCCTCAAGAATTTAAAAACACGATATCTGATGACGCATTTGCTTCAAATTGGTTAACTTATTCTACCACAATAACAGACCCTGATATCATTGCACTTATTGCCGATAAGAAGATAAAAATAAGTCTTAAAATCAACAATACTTGTGGTGATGTTTGTATTTTATTGGATAATATAAAAATAAATAAAGATTGTACAAAGGTAACAAAAACAAATATATTTGTTACAGAATGTCCAGGTTTTGAAATTGAAAGGATTCGTGATAATAAAAAATCTTGGATTAACAATACAACATTGGTAAACAGAGATTTTAAAATTTTAAATACTTATGGTGATAATACAATAAGACAAACAAATTACAACACAGAAGACGAAAGACTTATATTAAACAGCAAAGAAATTGATTTAGATATTAATTTAGGGGCTGCAATTGAAACTGATGTATGGAACTATGTTGTCGATAACCCTTGTATTTTAACTGGTGAAACTAATTGTTTTATTGTATTTTCTGGTTGCGGAGCTGGGTTTACAGCTACAACATCTGGTTGTCAAAAAATAACATATACAGCTGCAACAGTAAATCCAACAACATATACAGTTAATAGTGGTAACACTAACTCTGCTTATGGAAGTTCTGGTGGTATTGTTTATGAAAATATAACAAATTTAGATTTTCCTATAACAGCACAAACATATAGTTTCCCAACCCCTCCATTAGTTGATAGCACAGGCCATACTTTGACTTATACATCGGCTGGAACCAATCAGCTTTGGGGTACTGGTTCAGCGTCTGATGGTAGATTAAACACTATTGGTATATGGGGCGCTAGTGTACCAACTTTTGAATGGGTTGGTTTTTCTTATTGTGTTAATTTACCAAACACTCAAATATACACATTAGGTTATGCGGTAGATGATGTTGGTAGAATATATGTTGATGGAGAATTAATTTTAGAGTTAATATCTAATGGAAACCACTTTAGAGCTTGGAAATTATTTCCGATAACGTTAAGTGCTGGTGAACACGTGATAGAATTCTATGCTCAAAATTACTTAGGTGGTGCTAGTTTAGGTGCTGAGATATATTCAGCAGATACTAGTGTTATATCAGGTTTTACAGCAACAACACAATTAAATCCATATATTGTATTTTCAACTGGTAATTTAATTGGTCAACAATGGCAATTAGGTGAAAATAGTGGTTTTTCATGTCCTTCTGGATATGCTTTTGACCTTTGTGCAGGTGGTTTGTGTGCCAAAATAGAAACAACTTCTTTTTCATCAGAAACATCTGATGCATCTTGTATATCTTGTTATTGTACTGGTGATAACAAAATAGATTTTAATAGTTTAGTAACACAACCATTATCGGCTATTACGGTATTTGAGGATTTTCAATATTACTTAACATCTGAATTAATCGATGTTAAAAATAGACAAACAATAAATTCTTACCCCACACTAAGGGCTTTATATGATAGATATTTGTCTAGCACAGCTTATTGTGATACAATAAGTTCAGCATTTGATTATCAAACCATGGATAGATTTGCTGGATTGGTAGGTAATTACTGGGTAGATATTGTAGAACAAGTAATACCAGCAACAACAATTTGGGGAAGTGTAAAGGTATATTCAAACACTATTTTTGACACGCAAAAGTTTAAATATAAGTCTTACACAACGTTTTTCTGTGACAATCCTTTTTCTGGCGAAACCGTACCAAGCCCAATAAATGGAACTAGTGGGGCAACACAAACTGTAGGTATAGAATATGATATAATAAGTGGAAATATGCCAACATGGTTAACTTTTGGAGGTGAACAAGGTAAATGTGGGGAAATAAAAATAGCTCAAATGAATTTTGGGTCTGAGTTTATTGGTGTTGTGTCTGAGTTAACAACAAATAAAATAACATCTGGTAAAGTAGTTAATCTTAGTTCAGAATAAAAAAAACAAATATTTATAGTTATGCCAAAATTATTAAAAAATGTAGAGGGTAAAATATTTGATAGTTACACAACAAATGTGACATATGTTTCGTCTGTGACTGGAGAAGTACAACAAGAAGACTATATTAATTTGGGTGGATTTGTTGCTTATTTACAAAATTTAACAGAAGTCCAAGTGACTTCAAGATTAACAAAACCATTAACTTTTGGGTTAAAAAACACTAGAAACTTACAAGTTGTGACATTAAATATTGATTACTAATGAGATATCAACAATTAATATACATACAAAATGAAAATAGTGCTGTTAGGAATAGTGATATTCTTAATGTCAATATGAGTTCCGATATTTGTATATTTGAAAATCCATTATTTTCAGTAAGTGGAGCTTCAAAAATTGATTGTACAGGTTCTACTGGCACTACATATGTTGTAACAACCGCCACAACAATACCTTTAACTTTTAATTTTACTGGTAATGTGGATACCTTTACAGCAACTAGTGCTACATTTAAATATCAAATATATAAATATAGTACGTCAGCTGGAATATTTTCACAACCAGCTGTTTATAAATCAGACACATTTGTTTATTCAGCATTTAGTGGAACAAATACTATAACTGAATCAGTACCTATTTCTTCATTAAATTTAGATGGTGATTATCTTATTAAAGGTTATTATCAATTTAGTGCTTGTACTGACTTTTTGGGTAGATTAGGTAAAACTATAGATACTTTAAGTTTTATCACTGGAAGCGAATATGGGTTATATAACAGTGATTTAGATTACTATTTTATAGCTTTTAAAGGAGCTGACATACCAAATTTATTACAAAATGGTAGTAATAGTCCAGCAGCAAATCAATTATTTCAACAAATTATTTTACCATCAAGTGGTCAAAAAGAGTTTATTATTGATAGAAATTATGCAGGTGCTTTTATAGTAACATTAAATGGTTTAACACTAGCATCAAATGTTGATTATACCTTTACAGCAAATACAATTACTTTAAGTGCTGATACAGTTTTAGGTGATATAATTACTGTAATTTATACCACAACTGGTGGTAATAATTTAGCTGGTGATGTATTTCAAATAAATTCACCCATTGTTAGCGGTGTAACAGATGCACAAGGTTCAGAAAATATATATTATAACTCATCAACATCAAAGTATGAAGTTTATACAACAGTTAGTCCAGCTGATGGTGGTAGTATTATTTTTATGTTAAATGGTGCTACATTAGCAAATGGTGTAGATTATTATCAATCAATAAGTAATCCAAAAAGAATAATTTTAGAGGGTTATTTGATGGTTGGTGATGTAGTAACGGTTGTTTATTTTCCATCGATTTCAGCAGTAAACGGTTTAATTGTAAACATACCAACAATTTCTTGGTCAATTAATACAACACCACAAACTCCTCTTGGAGTTTTTACTTTAGAAGTTAGTACTGGAACTTCATTTACAAGTTTATATAGTAGTAGTTCACAACCATATGTTGTAAATAAAACACTTTATACAGATACTTTTGTAGCTAGTGGAACAGTTGGTACAAAATTGTATTATAGAGTTAAAAATGAAAAAAATTATCAAACATTATGTGGTCAAATAATAACAGATGTG